AATTTTGCACGAAGGCCCCACACCATGACTGCGCCGGGCATTGGCGATATTAACGTTTAAAAGAAGCATAAAAAATTGGCTCCTTGAAGCAGCATCCCCGAATAATGTATGTCAGTGCATGGAGGACTAATGTTTGGGATTAATCCTCTCTGCAGCAGAGATAGTCGGTAGAAACATTAAGCACGTTTGCAATCTTTGGGAGATTTACATGGCGTAGCTCATACATTCCGCGCAACCACCGTTTAACGGTCACCGTTGAAACATCTGATAGTGTTGACAGAGTTCCGCAATCCATATTCTGCTTTTCCATGGCAATTCGCAATCGGATGGAAAAAGTATCAAAGAAAAAGAAGAAGGCAATCACCCCCTTTCGGGCGGGGATGCTGCTTCAAGGAGCCAATATTTATCACCAATATTTTACAGCAGGAAAAGAGAAATCGCAACAGGTGGAGGAAAGCTGATGGACAAGAAAGTAATCGAAGCCCTGCACCAGCTGAACACAGCGTTGGAAGCGGCAGCGGATACGAATAATGTGGCTTTGCTCAATGCTTATTTTGTAATGGAGCAAGAGGTCAGTAACGCCGCGGGGCATTGTGGGCAGGCGTTGTATTGGGCCGAAAAAAGCAAAGTCGTACACCGTGGCCGCGCCGGGCATCTGATTTAGCAAATCACAATATATTCACAATTTTAAAATAGCAAGTACATGATATTGCGGTTTGTTAACAGATTCAACAGAGTTTTCAACAGAAAGAGTGAAAAGCCATGAGAAATGAAAAAGGATGTACCGGGTGCGGTTTCCACGCGGTGCGCGGCGTCATCCAGTGCGAGTATTGCCTACTGACCGGACACCCGCGAGGCTGTCCTACCGGTCCGGGCTGCACCAAACGGCAGACACCCGCGCAGGTGGCAAAGCTGCGCAAACAGATGCAAAGGGAAGGGTTGACTCCGGCAGAATCATGGGATGCCATATGGACATAATGGACATAAAAAAAGTGGCGGCTGAGTGATGCAAACACCCAGCCGCCAAGCCTTACGCCAATTACTTTATATATTTATTATACCGCGTGAGGCACAAAAAATCAAGCACGGCGGGCGCTTTTTGGCCCGCATTACACCTTGTTAAAGGTATTAAATTATCGGCGCAGGGCAGTGCAGCAGGAGCGGATGAAAGTGCCTTATCTGATGGAAACCTGCAAAGCAGGAAAAGTAACAGAAGTTACTAAGAAATATTCAGCCAGATACCACAAAAAAGGTATCAAACGCAGTGCAAACCAGAAACCCACGCCAGAGGAAATGCAAAAAGTGAATGACCGTCACGCAGAAACGACCTTGCGCAGGTCATTGAATGCAAATTTCGGAGTGGGAGATTACCACATTACTCTGACGTATCGCAAAGAGGACAGGCCCTCGCCGGAGGATGTGCCTGCGGTTCTGGAGAAATTCTGGCGGGGGATGCGCCGCATCTATCGGCGGGCAGGGAAAGAACTGAAATACATAGCGGTTACGGAATGGGGAAAGCGTGGGGCAATCCATCATCACATAGTTGTACCAGCACACGATTTGCAGGAAATCCGGAAGTTATGGCCATACGGTGGAATGCACGTCAGTGTGTTAGATGATAGCGGGCAGTATGCAAAACTGGCGAGTTATTTGATTAAGCAGACACGGCAGAGTTTCCGCAGCGGAAAATATCCGTTTGGCCGCCGGTGGAATTGCAGCAGAAATCTTGTTAAGCCCAAAATCAAGGTTGAGGTGGTTGGTCGGAATAACTGGCGTAAAGAGCCGAAGCCGATGAAAGGGTACTATCTGGAGCAGGATAAAACAGTGAACGGGGAATTTTTCGGATTCGAGTACCAGTTTTACAGCATGGTGCTTCTCACAATCCAAAGGCGAAGGTGTTGAAATGACAAAAAATGAATTGATGGTAATCATGTACAAGGCTTTTAACGAGGCTATTCCAAATACAGTTGGCAGTGATCCGCTGGAAGCGTGGACAAACTTTACAGACCGCTTTGATGCTGCCGGCCGCCGGTTTATCCAAGAGCAGGAGTCGGGAAATGCACATTGATAATTTGGACTGCCTGGGTCCGGCAGTGCGGGCGGAGCTGGAAAAGCAAATGTTACAGCGAAAGCAGCAGAAAACCCGCAAAAAGCACTGCAAGCGCCGCCTGCCAGAGGGCTTTGACAGTCAGGCAGAAGCAAATTTCTATTACAGCGAGGTTTGGCCGAAAATCCACAGCGGCCAGATTGTTGACTGCGAGGTACATAAAACCTTCCTGCTGCTGCCGCCGTCAGAATACTGCGGCCTGAAGCTGCACAAGGCAGAGTACACACCGGATTTTGTTTTGACGTACAAAAACGGCTTAACGGAAATAGTGGAAGTAAAAAGCAAGGCAGTCAGGCGGCTCCAGCAAAGCTATGTGTACCGCCGTCGGTTGTTTATAGACAAATACGCTCGGCCACAGGGCTGGACGTTCCGCGAAGTGATTGTGGATTAGCCATAATCCCAAACGTTTACGATTTTTAGGAGGACAAAAATCATGAGTGAAATTACAAAGCAGGCACAGGGAAAATTGAAGCAGGAAAGTAAGCAGAACAAGATTGGGCAGTATGCCTCCGCAGTCATTCAGCCGGTGTACAAAGCACTGTCCGGATTCTGCAAAGAGGAATGGTTTGCACAGGAAGTTTTGGACATGGATAAGACGCTTGGAGATTGCTGCGAAACCATTATGCAGGGCGTAAAAAGCAGCATTTCGGATTTGGAAGTGTACAAGCGCGCCGTTGAGTTTTATGTGCCGGGTTCGACTGTGCAGTTTGAAATGAAAGTATGCCACCATTGGCACGAAGAGGAAGAGCATCAGGATGCAGAAATTCCGCAGGTGGTGGACAAGCCGGACGGCCAGATCATCCATCTGGAAGATTTGTTGTAAGGTGGTGAAAACTCATGAGCAGAATAACAAAAGCTGATTTGCTGAAGATACCCGCCCAATACTGCACCAAGAAGGCCGTTAAAAATCTGCCCTTTGCAGACCCGCAGCGTGTTGAATTTATCATTACTGCTGCGCCGTGGCAGGTAAAGAACAGGTGGATTTTAAAAGCAACGCTTTTCACAGCGGCCGAACGGAAGCCGGCATTTTATATTTTCTGTGATAGGGAAAGCGACCGCTATTACACTTATGATGTGCTTTGCACAAGGTGGACGGACTCGTTGATTTACAATTTGCCAGAGGACAGAAGAACACCCATGCTGGCCATAGCAAATACGGACAGCACGGAAGCGCAGAAATATTTTGGGGATGCCAAGGGGCGGCTTACCGCTTACGCGATTCTTAGTTTTGAGCTGAAGGTAAAGGATGCTCACAGAGAATTTCACATGAACAGCAGAAGCAGAAATTCATACGATACTTATTACAGCAGTCAGATGTATTTGGATACTGTGATGGCGGAAGCGCATGAAACGCCGGAATATGTCAAAAAATTTGTGCTGAATATTGCACTTGAACGCAGCCGATATATGTATTACAAGCGGGCGGGTGGAAAGCTGCAATGCTTCTGCTCACACTGTCAGCAAGAGGTTGAGATTAAAATTCCAGGCACAGCAGAAAAGGGAAAGCAGTTAAACGAAATCATTGTAAAATGTCCGCACTGCCACAGTAACGCAAGGCTGAAAATGGCCGGACGCGCAACGAGGATGACAGACGGCGAAATGATACAGTACGCAGAAAGGGCAGCAGACGGCATCTTAATTCACCAATGCACTGCAAGATTGCAGCACAGCAAGGACTATAAAAATCATGCGCCGGAGCTGGAAATCACTGAAAACATAAGGCAGATGATATCTATCGGCGCAGCGTACACCACGAAAATGTTTGGGCATATCTATCACGGCTTCGGCAGAGAACCAGAATGGAGATGGGAAAGAATTGATAGATACAACTGCTATGTTGAGAATGATGTTGTATGCCCATATGGTCTGAAAAAAGCCCTGGCAGGAACGCGGTACGAACACAGCGGCTTGCCTGAATTTGCCAAAAACGCAATTACGAACAGCAAAATCTACCAGTTTTCAGTGGAGAGATATTTGAATGAATACCGAGGGCACCCGGCACTTGAACTGTTGGCAAAATGCGGGCTTATACGGTTGGTAGTAGATTCCTGCGAATATTGCGGCCAGCATTCATTCGTTTCTCCTTTCGCGAAAACGCCAACCGCGGCACTGGGCGTCACAAAGCACGAACTGAAAGTAATGCGCGCAATGGATGTAAGCGCGAACGAACTTGAGGTTTTAAAGCATTTGCGGGATAAATCAAGAGAAGCATTTTCAGACAAAGAGGTTGCTGCACTGCGTGAGGCAGGTATAAACAACACGTGGAAAGTTGAGCGAATCGAAGAATTTGAAAATCCGCTGAACGTTATTAGCTATTTGAAAAAAGCCGGAATAGAAATGAACCGGCTGAATGACTGGGCGGATTACATAGAAAACGCACGCAAATTAGGATACGACATCACCAGGAAAGAAGTCAAGTATCCGAAAGACTTTTCAAAAATGCACGATAGGTTTGCAGAGCAGGTTTATGAAAAAGAAAATGCAAAGCAAATTAATATTTTTAAAGAATTATATCAAAAGCGGAAACAGTTGTTTGAATACGAAAACAGTGAATATCTCGTAAAGCTGCCGCAAACGCCTTACGAGATGACGCGGGAGGGCAGAGAAATGCACCACTGCGTGGGAACGTACATAGGCAGGTACGCCGAAAGCAGCAGCATTATCTTGTTTATCCGCCGGAAAGCGGAGCCGGATGTGCCTTTCATCACAGCGGAAATCAGCCCCAAAAACTTTGAACCGGTGCAGATACAGGACAAGTACGATAAGCGGCCGTCCGAAGCAGTTATGCAGTTCTGGGAAAAATACTGCGGGATGCTCAAACAAAAAATTCACAAGACGAAAAAAGGAGAAAAGGCAGCATGAACAATGAAATGGTACAGGTACGTGATGCAGAGGTTGTCGCGGCAGAAATCAATACTATCAAAGAACAGACCCGAAAAATCATGCTTGCGTCCAGTGTGGAAATTGGTCGCCGCCTGCAGGAGGCGAAGGAACTGGTGCCGCACGGCAACTGGACAGACTGGCTCAAAGAAAAGGTGGATTACAGCCAGTCCACAGCGGACAACTTGATGCGGATTGCACGGGAATACGGTGATGAGCAGGTCAATCTCTTTTCGGGGGAGGCAAAATCCCAAACGTTTCGGAATTTGACGTATAGCCAAGCCGTGGCGCTTTTTGCCCTGCCGGAAGAGGACCGCGACGAATTTGTGAAGGAAAATAATGTGGAGGATATGACGGCACGCCAGCTGCAGGAGGCCATCAAAGCGCGCCAGCAGGCGGAAGCCGATAAGAAAAAGGCAGAAGAATCTGCAGCAGATAAGGCAGTGCAAATCAATAGCCTCAATGCAAAGATAGACAGGGTATGCTTGGATGCAGACAAAAAAGCCGAAGAAAACGAGTCGCTTAAAAAATCAGTCAAGGATGCGGCGGAAGAAATTGAAAGTCTGAAAACCCAGCTTGAAAACAGCAAACCTGCCGGTCCGTCGCCGGAAGAACTGAAAAAGCTACAGGTCGAGGCAGAAGAAAAGATAAAGGCTGCATACGAAGAAAAAGCGTCACAGCTCTCTCTTGATAAAGACACAGCGGAAAAGGCGGCAGAAAAAGCCAAACAGGAACTTGCAAAAGTAAAGCGTGAGTATGCGGCAAAAATTAAAGATGCCGCCGCTGAAAAAGAAAAAGCCGAAAAGAAATTAGCGGTTACAACTCCCGAAGTCGAAAAATTCAGCGTCTATTTTGAAAACCTGCAGGTAAATATAAACAGCATGAAAGCACTCATTAGGCAGGCAGGAGAGAATGTACCTGAAACCGCGGGCAAATTGCGTGCTGCGCTTAAAAAGCTGCTTGATGGTTACAGCCAGAGCTTGAGCAATGAGAAATAATGACACAGCGGAAACCGGCCAGCGTCTGCAGCACAATCCGTGGGGATATCAGGTAAATGTCAATCACCCGCAGGTGCGGCCAATCTATGAGCGTTATAAGCGCAATTACCTGCATGTGCCGGACTGGTGCCCGCTTTCCGATGCAGAGCGCAAACAGTTTGAAGCCGCATTTTTGGAAGGAGTGGAGAAAAAGGTAAAGCGGGAGGCAGGGCGAGGCAACGTAATTGACTTGACGGATTTTGATACACCGGGCTGCGAAACCTGCACCGACCCGACAAAATACATATCCGGCAAAATGTTTGATGCGGGCGGTCCGGGAGAAGTTACCGTAACGTATGGCTGCAAAAATCAGCAGTGTCGGAAAATCAGAGACGCAAAGGACTTATACCTGATTAGGTCAATGGGGTGAAAAACTAAATGATTACTCTTCCAATCAAGAAACAATGGTTTGAAAAAATCATATCGGGGGAAAAGTGTGAGGAATACCGGAAAGATACACCGTATTATAGGAGCCGGTTCGACCGGTATATGGGAATTCCGGTGCAGGTGCAATTCCGAAACGGATACCGAAAGGACAGCCCATCAGTGGTATGTACAGTAGTTCCGCACCGTGGAACCGGACGTTCTAAATGGGGTGCTGAACCCGGTAAAAGCTATATTGTTTTGAGTATTTTGGAGGTAAAATATGGACTGGAAAAAGGAAGCAATTAGGGATTTACAAATGCACAACGGCCGCAAAAAAGCCTGCAAGGCAATCAAAGAGCGCTGCGATGCTTTGCAGCTGGAAATGAAGTCGGTAGGTGAACCGGGGGAAATTACGAAGCAACTCCTTGATTTGCACGCAAAGCGCAAACGGCTGGAATGTGCTTATCAGGCAAATGAGCAGCTGGTGTCGTTGGTAGAGCGTGGACTTGCGGAGCTTACTCCAGCACAGCGGCAAGTGCTTGCAGAGTTTTATGTTGACCGTAGGCCAGAGTACATAGATCATCTGTGTACGTCGCTAAATGTCGAGCAGGCAAACCTATATAAAATCAAAAATGCAGCGATAAAGGAATTCACCCTGAAAATGTACGGAATTTTGGAGTATTAATTAAATCTAACAATAATTTTGAGTAGAAAAACGAGTATAAAAATTGGAGAGGAAAACGGTAAAAGAATCGCTTATGATATAAGTGTGGACGGTGGGACGTTCACACACCATCGGCAACCGCCTGTGCCGGGCGGTATGAGTACGGCGCACTCCTCTTGTTAACCACCGGCAGCCTTGCTATGCCGGTGGTTTTTGTAGTTAGGAGGGGGATAAAGAGATGCCAGACCGTCCATTGCACCCGTGTAATCATCCCAGCTGTGGAGAGCTAACGCGGGAAAGATACTGTGCAAAGCATAAGGCTATGCATCAAAGTAGGGCAGACAACCGGGAAACCGCGACGGCACGCGGATATAACAGCAAGTGGCGCAAAGCGCGAAAAACATTTTTGGAGCATCATCCGTGGTGCGCAGAGTGCCAAAGGCAGGGCAGACTGACTCCAGCAACGGAGGTAGACCATATTACACCGCACCGAGGTGACCAGAAACTTTTTTGGGACAAAAGCAACTGGCAACCGCTTTGCCATCGGTGCCACAGCATCAAGACAGCCTCCGAAGATGGGGGATTTGGGAATCGGAGGCGGGGCTTTGACCCTACCCCCCGGGGTTAGAAATTTTGGGTTGCTGCCGCGTGAAACCGTGCGGCTCCTCGTGTGTGAAAAAAACTCCTTTTATAAATTTTTCGGATTTTTGCAGGATGGAGGTGCAGGAATGGGACGAAATGCAAAGCCGCCTGATCTTTTGGTTATGGATGGGAAAAGCCATAAAACCAAAGCAGAGCTTGAAGAACGAAGGTCTAGCCAAGTCAAGAACAAGTACAAGACAATCAAACCAGATGAGCAGATTATGCAGGACCCAAGGGCTATGGAAGAGTTTAAATTCCTGCAAAAAATGTACAAAGATATGGAATATGTCGGAATGATGGATAGCCACATTATTTCGCAATATTGTATGTCGGTTTCGGAACTAGACGACTTGACACAAGAGATGCTGAAAATTCGGAAGCAGCTCAAAGAAACGCGCAATTACAAGTCATCGAAAAAGCATGACCAACTGCTTAACGCTTGCGTGGAATTGGACAAAGAAATCAGAATGAAGCGTCAGGAAATTATCAGGTTAGCTGATCGGCTCTATTTGGACCCGGTTGCCAGAACGAAAAATGTTCCGAAAAAAGAACAAAAGCCGAAAGGAAACGAAACAGACGCGCTTTTCGGTGATACCGGTTGACCAAAGAACAAGAACAGCACCCAACGACGCAATATGCGCTTGCCGTTGTTAACGGCGAGTACGGCCAAAAATACTGTGGAGAATTGGAAAAGCTGGCGTGTAAGCGGCACCTTGACGATCTGCAACGGCAGGGAACAGAAGAATTCCCGTATGTTTTTGACCCTACCCGCGCCAATCGGATTATTGATTGGTACGGAAAAGTATGTTGCCATGTGCGCGGCGTGTTTTCCGGACAACATATCAAAATGGAGCCGTGGCAAAAGTTCGACCATGGCTGCCTGTATGGATGGGTGCACAAGGATACTGGTGCCCGGCGCTTCAACATTTCTTTCAATCTGCGTGCCCGCGGAAACGTAAAAAGCACAGAAAATAGTTGTGACTGCAACTTCGCTATGTGTGCGGATGCCATGTATCCGCCTGGACACCCGGAAATATCGACTTTTGAGAATGAACCGGAAGTAAGCTGCGCAGCGGTGGATAAGGACCAGGCGAAGCGTGTTTGGGGTGATGCACGGGCAATGGGGATTGCATCACCGGCAATCTCTAAGCGGTTGGACATTCGGAAGAACACGATTACGCATAAAACGCGCGGCGGATGGATGCGAGCGTTGTCAAAGGACCTGAACAATAAGGACTCTGGCGCAGAAACGTATATATCGATTGACGAATATCACAAGTGGCCAACGTCAGAAATCAAAGATACACTGTTTTCCGGATTTGGCAAGCGGCAGCAGTCACTTATGTCCATCATTTCGACGGCCGGATTGGATGCTGAGAACAACCCGTGCAGGATAGAACAAAGGACTTGCGAAAAAATCCTGCGTGGCGAAATTGTTGCTGAAAATTATTTTGTGATGATTCGCACGATGGACGTTGGGGACGACCCGCACGACGAAAAGAACTGGTACAAACCGAACCCAATACTGCGTATAAACGATGCATATAGTAAATCGCTTTATAAGCAAATCAAAATGGAACACGAGCTCGCTTTTGGCAGTCAGGACTACACAAAAATGCGGGAATGGCTTACGAAGCGTGCCAATATGTGGCAGGAAACGGCGGAAAACAAATACATGGCAAACTGCATGGACGAATTTAAAAAAAGTGCCGTATCGCGGGAAGAATTTGCGGAATTGGTGCGGGGGCATAACGCATATTACGGCCTTGATATAGCGAAAAAAATTGACCTTACAGGGGATGCGTTTGCGGTGCCGCTGGAGGATGGCCGCATTGCAATTTCCGGCTATGGATATATGCCGGAAGAAACCGTTTCG